TAAATTTGATCGTGGAGGTATGCCCACGGAGTTTGGTCCATTTATTGGCCGAGTAATGAACAATGTTGATTCTGCTCGTACTGGCAGACTACAAGTTTATATTGAACAATTTGGCGGGTCAGACCCGACCAACAAAGATTTATGGCGGTATGTAAATTATTGCCCGCCGTTTTATGGAGCTACTCCTAAAGGTGGTAGTGCTGGTACCGGAACATTTGTACAGGGTAATCAGCAAAGTTACGGCATGTGGTTTACGCCTCCTGATATCGGAGTCAGTGTATTATGTTTCTTTGTAGCAGGAGATCCTAAACAAGGATATTATGTAGGTTGCATACCAGACCAGGGAATCACACATATGATTCCGGCAATCGGGTCAGTTACTAAGTCACAAGCACTTACACAAAATAAAGACCAGGCTAGTTATTTTGGTGGAGCAGCAAAACTACCTGTAACAGAAATTAATAATACTAACTTAAAAATTGCTGACAATCCTAAATACTTTGAGCAACAAAAACCAGTGCATTCTTATGTAGCGGGCGTATTATTTCAACAAGGACTAATCAATGATGAGGTCAGAGGATCAATCGGATCAACTAGTCAACGAGAAAGCCCAAGTAACTGCTATGGTATTAGCACCCCGGGTCGTGCAATTTATGCAGGTAGTATACTCAAAGATGGTGATGCTAATGTTAATAGTAAATCGCTAACAGGTGTAAACCCAACCGACGCCAATGTTATTGGTCGTAGAGGCGGACATACTTTTGTTATGGACGACGGTGACTTACAGGGCAACGATAATTTAATACGTATCCGTACCTCCAAAGGTCATCAGATAACTATGAGTGATGACGGTAACTGTTTTTATATTTGTCACGCCAACGGCCAGGCCTGGATAGAGTTAGGTCAAGAAGGTACGCTGGATGTATATGCTACTAATAGTATTAACCTACGCACACAAGGCACATTAAATTTACACGCAGATCAAGACATCAACATGTTTTCAGGTGGCAATCTTAACATAAAAAGCACCAATGCAACTACCATACAAAGCGAGAGTGATTTAAGTTTATCAAACAAAGGTCAGTTAAGTTTGTTTAGTCAAGGCGGAATTGGAATAAAAGCCATCGGTACTTTAGCAATTAGTAGTCAACTTGGCAGTTGGGCCACAAGTTCAACTCTGAGTTTTAATGGAGAAAAAATACAACTTAACGGCGGCCAAATAATTGAGGTGCCCGCGCCAAAAGGGTTAACCACATATATACAACCTAACACAGAATTTAATACTACCACAGGATGGGTAGTTTCTCCTAGTGGCACAGAAAGTATCGTAACACGGGCACCCACCCACGAGCCATATCCGTATCATAATATGGGTATTGCTAACTCAGTAAATCTTGGTGATGGTAGTGGTAGTCCTCCGCCAGATGCACCAGATGTTCCAGACGGGGTTACAATTACAGCAGAATGAGTCAATTTAAATATACCCTTCCTTCCGGTGCAAAGTTTACTATAACGGCTCCTGCTGGAACGACCCAAACACAGGCTGATAAAATATTTTATACTCAAGTGGCCGCAGGATCTTTGGTAGGATTTACCGCCGGACAAAGTATAAGCAGTACGCAGTCAACCGCGGTTAAATTTGCCCTTAGTCGGTTGGATCGTGGTACTGCTGGAGTTCCTGATACTGTTATTTTGGCCATCGTTAACGGATTACCTACAATTACAGGTATACCATCACTAGTAAATATTCCTTTACAAAATCCAATTACCGCGGCCAATATTGCCAGCATTAAATCCACTAGTTTTACTCCCGCACCGATTGGGCCATTAAGTTCAAGTCAGGTACAGGGAATAATGGCCCAGGTAGCAAACTTTGTTAACCAACCAGCCAATGTTATGACCAATGACAAAGGTGTTGGCCAGTATGGATTAGATTGTCAGCAATTGGAACAAGCCGGTTATGTTAAACCCGGGACCTATCAACAATTTATATTTGATCCAAGTCCGTTAACTGATGTAATGTCTGCTCCTGGGATTTTTACAGGACTAAACGGAATTAACACCGCTCGAGAATTTCTCAATAATCCAGCTGCACAAAATGGAGCTATGAGCTCATTGATGACCAATGCCTATAATAGTTTAACAGCCACCGGTACTATCACACCACCAACTGCTTCGTCGGTGAGTGCATTAGTGGGGAAAGTATATACCCAAAGCGGATTACAATCTCTGTCAGCGGTAAGTGCCGCCAGTGGTATATCTTTTTCTATACCCAATCTTAGTAGCTTAACCGCAGGCTTGCCTAATTTAAGCAGTTTAACATCTGCACTACCTGATGTCAGCGGAATAACCACAGCCCTGGCCAATTCGCCAGTGGGAGGGTTGTTGTCTTCAGCAACTACAAATTTAAGTACCTTGGCTTCTGGGGCTGTAAACATTCCCGGAGTAGGAAGTCTGCAAAATATAAGCGGTGCAGTTGATAAATTAACCGCGGGAGTAACTGCTGATGTTGGCGCATTGATTACAAACGCAAGTAAGTTCGGTACTGCGGCCGCCGCATCATGGGCCAGTAGTTTGCCCAGCATTAGTAGTTTAACTTCTAATTTGCCTAGTATTAGTAGTTTAACATCTGCATTACCAACTCTTCCAGGTCTGCCCAGCGTGGCATCTCTTACAACAGATCTCAATGTGCTAGGCAAGGCCGCACAGTTTGCCACCGGAGCCACAAATCCGTTAACCAGCCTAAGTAACCTGGGCAGCGTAAATTTACCTAGTTTAAGCAGCTTAACAGCAGGCCTTCCAAGTTTAAGTAGCTTATCATCTGGCCTGCCTAGTCTAAGTAGCCTATCTTCTGGCCTACCCAGTCTAAGTAGTCTAGCATCTAGTTTGCCAAGTCTAAGTAGTTTAACTTCTAAATTGCCCAGTCTAAGTACGTTAACTGCTGGCTTGCCCAGTTTAAGTAGCCTTGGAAATCTTGGCAGCTTGTCAAAGTTAACTGATTTGTTTGGCGCAGGAGCCGGCAGTTTACTCGGTGGGTCAACTGATCCGTTAGTTGCCGCTACGTCGCCTGGCCCAGGATTTAACAATACTGTAAATCGAGCCACATTAGATGCGGCTACTAACCGAATATTAGGCAATCCTAAAATCCCTACACCAAGTTTTGACTATCCAGATCCTAATTCGCCTTCTGCAAAAGCTGCACTTGATATTGATTACGCAAAAACAAAACTACAAGAGTTGCAGGGACAAGGAACAGCATTGCTTACTCAAGCACAAGGCACCGTGGACAGCGCCGGTAGCGGGATACCAGTGTTTAAAGCATCTCAAGTTAATCAAATTCTTGGATAATTTTAATAGAGTAAATACAAGATGCCTACATTTATTGGATTTAACACAATCAATCAAAACAAAAAGTTTACCGCTGTAGACTTTAATTTGATTAAAATTGACCTACTTAATGCGTTTAACATACGCCAAGGCGAGCTAGTTGGCCGTCCAGGGTACGGTACAGTGCTTTGGAATTATCTGTTTGAGAATCAAACACAAGAAACACAACAATTAATCTACGCTGAAATACAACGAGTTTGTGCCGGGGATCCTAGGATCTTTATCAGCGGCATACAAATGTTCCCCCAAGAAAACGGCCTGCTTGTACAAGTGGGTATTGCTGTAGTGCCTAGTACCAATGCTCAAATGTTAAGCATCTTTTTTAATCAACAACAGCGCACAGCTACCTACGTTTAACTACCCAGTTTATTAAAACCATAAATACTCTAACACTGGAATAACTATGGCCACTACCAATACAACTTCGGGATCAACTACAGCGGTAACAACCACAAGGCAAACCGTAATATTTGGCGTCGAAGATTGGAAACGAATTTATCAAACCTATCGTGAGGCTGATTTTCAAAGCTACGATTTTGAAACCCTACGCAAAAGTTTTGTAGACTACTTACGCTTATACTATCCAGAAACCTTCAATGATTACATTGAAAGTTCTGAATTTATTGCCCTACTAGACGTTATGGCTTTTATGGGGCAAAGTCTGGCATTCCGTACTGATTTAAACGCTCGTGAAAATTATATGGACACGGCCGAACGCCGTGATAGCGTAGTTAAACTGGCTAATTTAGTAAGTTATACACCCTTACGTAACACAGAAGCCAGCGGATATCTTAAGGTATTTTCTGTTTCTACCACAGAAGATATTGTAGATTATAACGGTATTAATCTTGCTAATCTTACAGTTAACTGGGCTGATCCAACTAATCTTGACTGGCAAGAACAGTTTATTTCAATTATTAATGCTAGTTTGGTTAATGCTCAACAGTTTGGCCGCCCAGGGTACGATCAAGTAATTCTTGGTGTTGATACGCAAGAGTACACAATAAATTTAGTGCCAGGATACATTCCAGTAATTCCATACACTGCTACAGTTGATACAGTGAATATGCCATTTGAAGTAGTCAATGCAACTTCTGCCGGGCAGACTTATGTCTATGAACCGCCTCCGTTGCCAAATGGTCAATTTAATGTTTTATTTAGAAATGATCAGCTAGGATATTCTAGTGCTAACACTGGCTTTTTCTTCTTGTTCAAACAAGGTGTATTGCAAAATCAAGATTTTAACTTAGCCGAGAGAATTAGCAATCGTGCTGTAAACATTAATATTGAAGGTGTTAACAACACCGATGTTTGGCTATATCAACTTGACAACACAGGAAATATTTCTAGTTTCTGGAAATATGTACAAAGTGTATATGCCGCTGCCGCAGAACAACTTGCTCCGGGTACAAGAGATATTTACAGTATTGCTAGTCGCACCAATGATCAAATTACACTAAACTTTGGCGACGGCATATTCAGCACCATACCAGTCGGAACTTTCCGCGCCTATGTTCGCGCATCCAACGGACTGACCTATATTATTAATCCAGTTAATATGCAGTCAGTTACGGTGCCTATTAGTTATATTAGTCGTACTGGGCAAATTGAAACATTAACATTTACCTGCGGTATTACTACACCGGTGACCAATGCTCAGGCCCGTGAAACTATTAATGAAATTAAACAACGAGCACCGGCTCAATACTATACACAAAATCGTATGGTCAACGGTGAAGACTATACAAACTTTCCGTTTACACAATACAACAGCATTCTTAAAAGTACCGCATTAAATCGTGCAAGTATCGGAACCAGTCGGTATCTTGATCTAATCGACGGTACTGGCAAATATTCTAGCACCAATATTTTTGCCGATGATGGAGCATTGTATGAAGTTAATGCCTTGCCTACATTCCAGTTTAGTTGGTTAACCACAACTGATATTTCTAATGCTGTAACTAATCAAATTGATCCATTGGTATTACGGGCTGGCCTCAAACAATTTTATTATGCTAATTTTGTTAGACCAAATTTATCAGTATTAAACTATACATGGCATCAGAGTACAGTTATTACCAACGAGACCACTGGCTATTTTCAAAATGCAGCTGGGGACCCAGTTCCGGTAGGATCGTATGCTAGTAATAATGCTAGATATATTCTTGAAGGATCTCTGGTCCAATTTGCCGCACCCACTGGATATTATTTTGCCGCAGACAACGGGTTAGTAGCCGGGGTACCATCTGGCCCCAATGAAAAACTTACAATCTGGGCAAGTCCTACAGCGGTGTATTTGTCAGGAACTAATCAAGGCCTGGGCAATTTACCCAGCGGAGTTGGCCCTGTAGTATTAAACAATTTTGTACCAACTGGGGCAATTCCAGTACAAGTAATTCCTGTGTTTGTAACAGATATTCCGTCTACTGTACAACAAAGTATTGTTAGTCAAATTTATCTAAATCAAAATTTTGGTCTTGGCTATAATAATCTTACTGATACTTGGTATGTTATTACCTCTAATAATCTTGCTGTTGATGCAACATTTAGTTTGGCCAACGCACAAAATACCAGTGGTACTAATCTTGATGCTAGCTGGTTAATACAAGCAACCTACAACGGATCTACTTACACTGTGGTTTCAAGATCATTAAATTATTATTTTGGTAGTGTACTAGAAACAAGATTTTTCTTTTATACCAATCAACCAATCTACGACAGTAGAACCGGCACAGTAATTAGAGATTATGTAAATGTATTAAGAATTAACACGCAGCCAGATAGTAATAGTCCAATGCCATCCGACAATGTGTTGACCATTATCAATCAACCTATTTTAAGCGATGGTCTTGTTGACGACTTTCAGGTCGAAGTCAGCTTTGCATCGATTGGTGGTGACTTAACTCCTGTAAACCCAGATTTCTTTAATGACATTGTGGCACCTGGTGTTAATGCCAACGAAAAATTAGTGTTTTTTCAAGCCACTGTGGATTTTGATAATTTACAAAGATATTTGTTAGTTAATGCTGGCACAGTTAATAGTGAGTATCCAACTATGGCTACCATCCAAGCAGCTCAAACTCAATACACCACCGGCACAATATTTTATGCTTACCAAGATCAAGTATTTTACACGCTAGGATTAGATTCGTTAGGCAATCCTACGCTCACAGTTAATACTTCGTTTGTAGCGCAAACTGGCCGACAAGGATTGTCATTCCAATATAGACATAATAGTCCGTTAACCAGCCGCATTGATCCTGGATCCACAAACATTATTGATCTATATGTGGTTACTAATGCTTACTATACTGCCTATCAAAACTGGTTAAAAGATTCCACTGGCACTGTGGCAAAGCCACTGGCACCTACCTTGGATGACTTAACTACTGCATACCAAGGCTTACAGAATTATAAAATGATTTCAGATAATATGATTCTTAATTTGGTTGACTTCCAACCATTATTTGGTCAAAAGGCCGACTCGGCACTACGGGCTACAATTAAAGTTATACGAAATAGTCAAAGCACTGCAAGTGTAAGTTCCATACAAAGTTTAGTTATAGCCAACATGGATGCATATTTCAGTTTAGATGCATGGAACTTTGGAGATACTTTTTACTTTAGTGAACTGGCAGCCTACATACATCAAAATATTGGCGACATAGTGAGTTCTGTAGTTTTAGTTCCGCTAGATCCGCAAAAGAGTTTTGGTGACTTATACGAAATAAGATCAGCACCTAATCAAATTTTTTGCAACGGTGCAACAGTCAACGACGTTCAAGTAATCACAGCACTGACCAGTGCTAATCTACAAACAGCGCCCGGAAGTGGAGTAATTTAATGGCAACTTCGAGTACACAAATTCGTACTGTAGATTTTTTACCAGAAATATTCCAAACCCCAGTTAACAAACAGTTTCTGGCTGCAACCCTTGATCAACTAGTTCAAGAGCCACAGTTCAAACAAACACAAGGGTATATTGGACAAAAGACTGGACCCGGTATTAATGCCAATGACAAGTATGTTATTGAGCCAACTGCGGTTCGTAACAATTATCAATTAGAGCCTGGCGTTGTACAAATTGATCCTACTGATTCTCATAAAATTGTTGATGCAATTACCTATCCTGGTATCACCGATGCATTAAATGTACAAGGTGCCGTGACAACTAATCCTCAGGCATTATACACCAGTGATTATTATACTTGGGATCCATTTGTTGACTTTGATAAATTTGTAAACTATTCACAATATTATTGGTTACCCAATGGGCCAGAGGCAGTAGCAGTATTCTCTGAAGGATTTCCGCTGACTGATGATTTTACAGTAACTAGAAACAACGGCTACTATACTTTTTCTAGTTACTCTGGTAACAATCCAGCAATTACATTAGTGCGTGGCGGTAATTATAATTTTAATGTTGCACAAAATACTCAAGCTTCGATAGAATATCGTGTTACCAACAATGCAACCAGTTGGGCTGTTGACTACGAGCCCAATCCTACCCTAACTTTAGTTCGTGGAAATACTTATACATTCAATCTTACACAAACTATTCCACTGGCATTCTGGATCAAAACTGAATTAAGTCTTGGCACAACTAATTTATGGAGTGAAGGGGTATTCAACAACGGTGCCGCTTCTGGATTAATTACATTTACAGTGCCACAAGATGCTCCAGATACATTGTATTATTGCAATGACACACAATACAATTTTCGTGGGCAGTTTAATATTGTCAACGGAACAGCCGGAACCGGTCCTGGATTTTGGATTCAGACTGACCCAGGCATCAATGGACGTATTCCAGCAACTCTAAATATTAGCAGTAGAGATGTGTTAGG